AGTCCATCACGGGAAAAACGGCGACTACGTGATCGTGCCGATGCGTCACTCAACCGGCCAGAGCACTCGCTTTGACTACACGGGGAAAGCCAAGGCGATCACCGGCCCGGATCTCAAGACGCAGCTCCGGCAGGTTGTGAAGCAATACGGGCTCGATAAGGCACTCACCTCGGCAACGGGCGAAGTCGCCACGCGCCGTGTTCCGCTCAATGCTCCGGTGCATCCTTATCTCCAGGGGCTTCAAAAGACCGAGATGGCTCAACCGTCGAGCGCGGCGAAGGGCTTCTCGCGATCTTCAACCCTTACGACGTTCCGAATCATGAGCGTCAACTCCGCTGCGGACGCTTGGATTCATCCTGGTTTAAAACCAGCGAACCTCCTGCAAGAAGTTGAGGCGTGGGTCGATAAAGAACTAGATCGCATCGTTGACACGATTTTGGGAGTTTAAATGTTGAACCCGGCAGACCTTTCATATCCACCGCCCGACTCCACAGAGGACGAAGGCACCGGGCTATTCCCCGTTGATTTTTTGATTGAAGATGCACTCCGTTTGGGTTTTGATTGGTTCAAGACAGACCCGAAAGCTCCGGCAGCGGTCTTCTCTCACCTGACGACTTCTTTCCTCTCCCAAAAATACGGCATCGCAAAAGTAAACGAGATCGCGGCTTTCATCAAAAAGTACGAGATCCGAATCGTTCAACACTTCACGCTCATCGACGAACAGCTTCCGTGCATTTCGATTCAGCTTCTCGACGCAGGTGAAATGCCAGAGCGCGCGGGCTTTGATGACTTCGCGGGCACGGTTGATGTCATGAATGGGCAGAACGAAATCATCGGGCGAAACGAGCTCAAATACTCGCCGGTCCAGGACTCCGTTCACATCGGCATCCATTGTTCGAACACACCGGACCTTTGTAAGTACCTCTACTACCTCGTGGTTTATATTCTGGTCCTGTTCAAGCCGGAGTTCATGAAGCGCGGGATGCAGCTTTCGACCTTCCGCGCGACGGATCTCTCAAAGCTCAACGAGTACCTCCCATCGAACGTCTATTCGCGCTTCATCAACTTCTCGACCTTCTCGATCGCGAAAGTCGATGCGGGCCTCCTCCCAATGATTATGAATTTGAATGTTCAAGTGGGAGGTATCGAAGTTCCCACCGATACAGGAGAAGACGACGGGGTTATCACGAATATCGACCTCGGCATCGGTTTGGTTGACATCCAGGAGAATGAAAATGGCAAAGAATAGAGACCGCGACGGCGGCGAAGAGTTGAAAGAATACAGGGTTGAATCTGAGGTCAAAAAATCGAAAGCCGACATCATTCGTGAATCGGCGCTCTCGCCTGCGCAGAAGGATCAATACCTTCGCGACATCGGTGAGATCAAAGATGAATTTGATCCGAAGAAAGTATCGTTTGAAGTGTACGCGAGCGTTCGAAAGATCTCGAAAACTCGCCACAAGGCAATGCTTGTTTACCCGCCAGCTAAAGCGGTGAAGGCAGCGTCGCTCACTGAATGGGATCAAATCTTTAAGAACTTCTAAGGGGGAGAAAAAGTTATGGCTATCACTCGCACATTTAACGGAGCAACGATTTTAAAGCCTGGCGCTTATTCAAAAATCGTTGTGGAAAACTTAACTGGTTTTCCACTGCAAGCTTCCGGCACCGTAGGCATCATCGGCGAAGCAGTCGGTGGAGCTCCCGGAGTCCTCGATGTTTTAAGCTCGGCACAAGTTCAATCGGCAAAGGCTCGCTACAAAAGCGGTCCGATCGCAGATGCACTTGGTCTTCTGACTTCACCATCTAACGATCCACGAGTACCGAACGGTGCTTCAACGATCGTGATTTGGAAAACGAACAACTCGACTCAGTCGTCAGCGGTGTTGAAGAACAACGCAGGCAACCCGAAGTTGAACCTCGTTTCGGCGAACTACGGTTCGGATGAAAACGTCGATTCAGCATCGGTCGCAGTCGGATCGGTTGCGGACATGGACGCGATGATCTTAGGTTCGATCAACGGTCCGTTCACGCTGCCTGCAAGCGGCACTCTGGTTTTGAAGATCAACGGCGTCACTTACTCGTACCTCTCGACTTTGTCTGCGGGTTCACACTCGGCAGCATCGCTCGTAGCGGACATGCAGGTGAGCGGTAACTGGTCTCCTTCGAAGCCGGTGAACGCTTCGGTTGTTGGTCTCGCAGTTGAGATCGCGATCGACACGACCGCACTTCCGATGACCGGCAAAGACTACGGCTACATCGTCGTTGACGCTTCTTCGACTTTGGAAACTGTGATCGGCATCGTCGGTTCGGTTCGCGGTCAAAAAGGTTCGCGCATCTTGACCTTCAAAAAAGGTCTCATCACCGAACAGATGCTCGACTCTGGCGGTATCGACCAATTGCAAATTCAGTACACCGGCACCGGCACGGATGCGAATCTCTCGATCGCTCCGGCACTCGGCGTCCTGACACTTTCGACAGTTGTCGCAGGTGCAGCGGGCGATGATCTCTCGATCGCGCTTTCAGATGCTTCGGGCAACCCGGTCGTAACGCTCGGTCAGTTGGCGGATCTCATCAACTCTGGCGGTAAGTACGCGGCTTCGGTTGTTGGTCCTTCTGGCAACGTGAACGCAAACATCCTCGATCACTACAACGCGATCGAAATTAAAGGGATGCCCGCGAAACTCCGCGCCGATGACTATGCGATTGCAAACGTCATCAACCTCACTTCTTCGATCGTTCAAGTAACGATTGCAGGTGGAAACGGTTCTTTGGCTCCGACTTCTTCGCCGATCTTTTTGACTGGCGGATCTGACGGCGCTTCATCGAACAGCGACTACGCTGCGGGCTTCGAAGCAATGCAGGAAGATCGTATCAACGTCGTCGTTCCTTTGATCTCAGCGGATCTTGGTTCGGTTACGATCGACTCGGTCAACGCGCTTGCATCGCAACACGCGACTTGGGGATGGAGCACGACTGGTAAATCAGAACGCTCGGTCTTCGCTTCGAAAAAGTGTTCGAAGACTCAGTTGAAAGCTGCGGCTCAGACTCTCAACAACGGCTTCTTGTCGCTTGTTGGTCAGTCAGTCACCGTTCTCAACTCACAGAACACTCTCGTGAACCTTGATCCTTGGGCATACGCTTGTATCTGCGCCGGTATGCGCGCGGGTGCGGAAGTTGGCGAACCGCTGACTTTCAAAACTTTCAACGTGAACAATCTCTTCGTGGCCGATGGCTCGTGGAACCCGAAAACGGATTTCAACGAGATGATCGCTGCGGGCGTTTGGATCGGCGAAGGTGTGGACGGCGGCGGCTTCCGTCACGTTCTTGGAAACACGACGTACAACATTGATCCTTCTTTCGTCTACAACCGTGAGTCGGTTGTTCAAGCTGCGGGCTACGTGGCTTACGACTTACGCTTCAACCTTGAAATCACGTTCACAGGTACGAAGGCGAAAACGGGTTCGGCTACGGCGATTGCAAACTTCATCAAGTCGCGAATGACGGCGTACTTGGCGGCGGACATCATCGTTGGCGATGACTTGAACGGTGGCCTCGGTTACTACGCGAAAACTTTGAGCGTACAAATCAGCGGCGACACTGCGGCGATCAACGTCGCAATCACTCCGGTTCAAGGTATCGACTTCATCCTCCCAACCATTTACCTCGCAGACATTCAACAGTCGGCGTAACCCAAGAGAAAGAAGGGATTAAAATATGTCTACAGTAATGACGGGCGCGAAAGCGATCTTCCGACTCAACGGTGCGCAGATCGCCTATGCCTCAAACGTGTCTTACAACGAAAACATCCAGCTCGAAGAAGTCAACGTCCTCGACCAATTGGAAGTGATGGAATACGCAGAAGTCGGCTACCGTGTCGATATGTCGTGCCAAACTTTCCGAGTGGCGAACCAGTCGGTAAAACAGCTCGGCATCATGCAGAAGTTGGGAGCAATCCTCACTCAAGGCGTGTTGACGGCGGAAGTTATCGACAAGGTTTCGGGACTCACGCTTCTTTTGATGGAAGGTGTGAAGCTCGAATCGCGCCAGACTTCGGTCGATGCGCGTGGCCTCATGACGGAGACTTGGTCTTTCAAAGGGATCAAATCTTCTGACGAAGCTGGTCAGTAAGTTTATAGCTGGGCACCCAATTCTTGTAGTTGGGTGCTACAGCGCATCGAGTTAAAAGTTTTCGACAGTCGAAAAGTTAGGTTGAAGGAGATCAGATGCAGAAGTTCAAGTACGTGCTTCCAGAGATGGAGCACAAGTTTTCAATTCAGGTGCGGGGCGAAGAAAGCCAGCAAAACTGGGTGGGCGATTTCGTTTATCGTCGGCCTAATTTGCGCGAGCGCGCTGCGATCGACGTTCTCCAAAAACGGATGAACGGCGACCTTCTCACTCTCGACCCGGACGTGATGGCCCTCAACGAGGCGCTCTCCTTCCTTCGGTTCACTCTCAAAGGCTTCCCGGATTGGTGGAAAGACTCTGACTTCGGCGGCGGCATTTACGACGCCAACGTGGTCTACGCCATTTACGAGA